TACAAGTAGTCCAAAATCATAAAATACAAGCTTCCCATTGGATGAAAACCCTAAATTCCCTGGGTGTGGATCTGCATGGAAGAAACCATTGTCCATTGTTTGGATGACATATGCATTAATGAGTGCTTCACATATCTTCTTCTTATTCACTTTGGAGTCGGTAATCTCTGTGAGTTTTGTTGAGGGTACATATTCCATTACAATCATGTCATCATTCGAGTACTTCTTATAGACTTTAGGAACCTTGACCCAGTCAACATCTCGCATACCCTTTTTGAACTTGATGGCATTATTAATTTCTTGTTTGTAATCTGTTTCACCTAGGAGATACTCGATAGACTCATCGAGGACTAAACCAGAACTATTCCCTGTGTCAATACCAACCTTTTCTAAAAATTCTACAATTTCCCTAACATTATCTGTATCTTCCTTCATAATGTCTATGATTCCAGGTCTTTTTACTTTTACAACAACCTTTTTTCCATTATGTAGGACAGCCATATGTACCTGACCAATACTTGCAGATTTGAATGGTACCAGGTCAAACTCTTTGAATATGCTTTGATCTACAACATCATGTATTTCCACGGGAGGGACATTGTCTTGGAGAGATTCCAACTCCTTTGTAAATTCGGGTGGGTATAGATCTCCTCTCGTCGAAGCAATTTGACCTAGTTTTACAAATGTTGGACCAAGATCGAGGAGTTCATCTTTCGTCCATCGACCCAATTCAGCTTTATCTTTTACAAATGTATTTTTCCACAGGAATTTACCAGCAAACTTCCATGTTTTAAGCTTCTGTTTCGGTGGTATTTTAACGCGTGAAGACGCACACACATTATTTTGATTGAGTATTGACCACATCCTATAATAACCCCAGGAATTATTCTGTAAGTTAAATATAGAATGAAGATTCATATCGTTGGAGCGGGACCAACAGGAATGTCACTAGCATGGGAACTACTCAAGTCAGGGGACCATGAAGTCACGATTTATGACAAAAAAATCTCAGCGGGAGGGTCTTGGTGGGAACCTGAAATAGGGACCCGGGATCTTCACGCACATAGAATATTATTTGATCGCGCGTTTATAAACACAAGATCTCTTTTAAAAGAAATGAATATTGAATGGAGTGAAATGTTTGAATCCGTAGAAAAAATGAGTGTTTTGAAATATGCGTTTGAATGTTTTACTCTAAGAGATTATGTTACACTCACATCTCTATTTTCGGCTGTACTCTTACAACCCAAAAAGTATTTGGGTATATCTCTAAAAGACGCAGTAGGGTTTCTAAGTAAGAAAGGTAGCGATTACATCGAACACTTACCACTTATAATGGACGGTGTCACGTGGGATGTCATGACAGCGTACGAATTTGTAACAAACTTAGATCACACTATCATGTCCGAAATGTATACACAAAAAGTTTCCGGTAAAGTGATGTGTGATGCAATGGAAGAAGCTCTTCTCAATGCTGGTGCAAACTTTGTTTTCGGTACAGAACTCATAGATGTTAAATATGGTAAAAAGGATTTCGTCGCGAAATTCTCGGATGAAAGAGTTGTAGAAGATGGATTACTCTTTTTATGTCTAGATAATAGCCCAGCTTTGAAACTTTTAGGAGACAACTGGGGACCCGATGCAGATAAAAAACTCCGAGCGAGTACATACGGTGCTATCAATGTTCTCCTTGATTATGATGAACCAGTTAATTTAAAAACAGATGTGGAAATTGCAATCGAAACAAAATGGAACTTACAACCTAAGGTTCTACATGGTAGTAATACAGTCTCATGTGTTATATGTGATCTCAGTAAAGAGGTATTGAATTCTGATCCAGATACAATCAAACAAGAGGTAATCAAACAACTTGGATTGTCACACCCCGTATCATCAAGAATTGGTTGGGGTGCAGAATGGAAAAATAACAAATGGAACTTTTCACAATCATCTGGTGTACTCAGTCTTCACGGGCAATTGCCTTTCTTTGGTAAATGTCGTACTGTAGCTATGTGTGGTATGATGTCACCAAGAAACACACCATATTCGAGCATTGAATCATCCGTAGAAGTTTCGCGGTCTTTGAGTAATTTGTGCTTCGGTACAAGAAAACCACTCAAACCTAGACTCGTCACAGATGTTCTTAAATGTATTATTGTGTTACTTATAGTTTTACTTTTAGTTAAATATAGATGAAGGTTGTAGCTAAAGTATACGAACCATTTTACGAACATAATGATAAAAAGTATATACGATTCATTGTTCCTGAAAAGAATGCGGGTATAATCGAACTTACACATGCATATAAAACGCATGTTCTCTTACATAAAAATATTGATAACCCACTTGATGGTCGAGTTCTAACCGTAAAGGTTCCATTCCGTTACAGGAGAGTGATGTGTGAAGTCCAAGGACGTCCAGTGCAATCTCTTGTAAAAGGTGATGAAGTTGAAATTGAGATAACTTTTAAGGGTGGTTGGAATATGGGTAATTATTCGGGTTTTTCTTGGATGTTGTCAAGTTCTTCATTCTTAGGTTGACCGGGTACATCGATATTTTCAACTCCACCCTTTTTCAAATCGGTAAATGTTTGAAGCATTCCTTGGAGGCGGAAAACCTCTTGGGTCACCTGTTCGATGTTGAGTTGGAGTCTTTTAATGTTCTCATCAATGTTTAGAGTAGGCATTTACTCATTTAAAGTTTCACATCTTTAAATAAGTAGATCATGTCAGTTCTCACTAGAACTGGGTATATAGTAAACACGGGTCCAATCGCGGAAATTAAAAAAGAACTTACGGTAAGACCTGTAGTAAATGGGGATTACGGATTCCCTCCACCACCTTTCAAGGTTTTTAGACCAGCTAAGAGTGGAATCTGCGTTCCAAGATTCTACGGAACTGCTAAACTTGGAGAGCCTTCCCAAGATAAAAGACCCGATCCCGCTCGTATTAAAACAAAATTCGTGGGTCAACTTCGAGATGCTACCCATCAAAATCATGCTCTCCGATCGGCAATTGAAGCAGGGCACGGTGTCCTTTCTTTACCATGTGGTTATGGCAAAACGACGGTTTCCTTGGCCATAGCATGTAAACTGGGGTACAGAACGATGATCGTAGTACATAAACAGTTTCTAGCAGACCAATGGAGAGAACGTATTCAACAATTCTGTCCGGGTGCCACCATAGGTGTAGTTCAACAAGATAAAAAGGAAGTAGAATGTGACTTTGTTATCGCAATGCTTCAATCACTTTCACTAAAAGAATATTCATTTTCAGATTTTGAGAGTATAGGAACACTTATAGTAGACGAAGCACACCATATTTGTGCCAAAGTGTTTAGTCAATCTCTTTTTAAACTTTGTCCCAAACATATTTACGGACTCTCTGCAACTCCAGAAAGGAAGGATGGACTCACTAAAGTACTTCATTGGTTTATGGGCCCCACATTCTTTGCAGTTGAGAGAAAAAATCAAGAACAAGTTGAAGTATTCTCAATCGTATACGAATCCCCGAACTATAGGAACCCCCCACCATCTATGAGAAATGGAAAAATATCAATGCCAAACATGATTACAGAACTCGTCGAGGATCGACAAAGAAATAAGATGCTGGTTGAATTGGTGAAAAAGGCTTCTAGTGGTACGAGACAACTTCTAGTTTTAAGTGACCGTCGTCTACATTGTGAATTACTTCACCAATGCTTTCCTAAAACATCAGGACTGTATATGGGTGGTATGAAAGAGGCCCAACTTCAAGAATCTTCCAAGAAGAAGATCATTTTTGCAACCTTTAGTCAAGCCCACGAAGGACTTGATATCCCAACATTGGATACAGTTATATTAGCTTCACCAAAATCTGATATTACCCAAAGTATCGGTCGTATTATGAGAGAAACAGATGGAAAGAAGAACGATCCACATATTTACGACATACAAGATCCCTGGTCTATATTCACAGCAATGTATTACAAGAGACTAAAGGTGTATCGACAAGGTGGATTCAAGATTCGTGGAAAACAATCAGAAGAACCAAAGAGTGAGTTCACTCAGGGAAAGTGTTTGTTTTTATAATCTGACTAATTAATAAATGTCGGGTGCATTAATACAACTTGTTTCTAAAGGCGTACAGGATGCATATATAATTAGTGAAGAAGGACACTCCTTCTTTCGTACAAAGTTTACACGGCATACGAATTTTTCTCAAGCACCCAAGTTTATTAAGAATATTACCGTCACCGATACGTCTATTACGATCCCTGTACTTGGTGATTTAATCAACGGTATTTGGTTGGAGGCTGGTTCTAAGAATGCAAATATAGCTTCTAATCTATTCTACAACTCAACGATAGATCTCTTTATCGGCGGTCAAAAAGTTGATTCACAGGATTATGATTACTTCTCTGATATATGGACGAACTATCTCGCGGATACGTATACGAAGTCGCAGGAACTTAATAACAAGACATCAACTTCAAATCATATATTTTTACCCCTTCATTTCTTTTTCTGTGACCACAAAGCATTCTTACCTTTGATCGCTTTACAGCATCATCAAGTTGAAATCAAAATCACATTCGATGAAACAAACGTTGCAGGTTTAAGTGCAGCAGAAAAAACGGCGAAGGTATACGGGAACTATATTTACCTAGATAAAGAGGAAAGAGAAACTTTTACAACAAGAA